CATAGGGCGAGTACTTCGAGGCGGTGCCCGCCAGCGTGTCCCAGGTTGCCGTCAATTCAATGGCCTCGGCACCGTCGCTCTGGATAACACTGGTTGACGTGACGTTGCCGTTTGTTATGGTCGGCGTGGTGATCGTGGTGAGGGCGGTATCAACAATCACATCATCATAGAGCGCTGTATCTGAGTATTGGCCGGTGGTGTCCACCGCCTTAATGAAAAAACGGAGAGTCGCGTCCGTGGTATCTTCAACATACCACGCTGCCGAGCCACCGATCACCGCATCAAATATTGTTGTCGCAGTCTCCCAGGTGTCGCTGGTCGTGCCATACTTGATCTGGTAATGAGACAGATCAAGATCATCACTCTCGGACCATAACAGCATCACTGTCCGGGTGATGCTGTTATAGGTGGCTGAGAGTGTAGCCACGTCTGTTGGGACCGCGTACTGCTGAAGAACGGTAAAGGTGTCGTAGTTGCCGGTCTGCTCTATGGCCCCCTGACGCGGATTGGAGATAAAGACCTTGTAAGTATGATCAACAACAAGGAACTCAGGGCCGATAGTATAATGGAGCATGCTGACGTCGACTATATGCTTCGGTTCGCTGGCACTACCAACGGCGATCCACTCAATCTCCACTTCGCTTGGATGATCGGAATAGAAATCAAAACGAATATTGGTGATGGTGCTGCTTATCCAGTCGTTGCCACCGGCATCAAGATCACTCATATCGAGAACGATTTCCTGCCATTCGCCTTCGGCTGGTTCGGACCCCAACGACTTGAGGTAGAGTGTCTGGTTCTCTCCATGGCCACCTGTTATCCAAGTGATCTTACCCTCCCAGGCTACTCCGGCATTAGTGACACGATACCTGATACCCAGCTTATCGTAGACACTGCCGTCTATGGAAAGATCGTTTGTTAGTCGCCTGAAAATCGGATCGGCAGCTGACGATGTGACGGTCAAGGTATCGACGCCGGTAGTAAAAGTGACGTTTGCTCCAGACCAACCATCCTGGGTGCTTTCAAACTCCCAACTATCAAGGACGTCGCCAAATGATGACAAATCCTGTAACCACACTCGCCATGCGTAGCCATCCTCGGTAAAGGCCGGACTCCAGGTGACACTTGCCGAACTCTGGTAAGTTCCGTCAGGGGCCAACATTAGGAACTCAGTGACGTTGACGTTGACCGCCTCCTGGTATTTCGGGTCATACGTCGGTACATCATAGACATACCCGGCATCAATGGCGGCATAAATATCGACATTATACTCAGCTGCCGATATAGTTCTGGTCAAATCACTGGATCGGATGATTCCTGTTACCCGGTAAATACGCTTGAAGGTCGATGCCTCGCCAAAGATGTAGGTATCGTACTTTTCGGGCAGAGAAGTGAAATTGGTGGTAACGGTCAGGGTGTCGGTTGTTGTTTCCTGAGCAACAGACTGGATGGTGCGCTCAACCAGGGTATCATCGGCAAGACGGATCATGATGCCGTAGGTGACTGCCGGAAGCAAGATGACTTCCTTGTCCAGAGTTACCGTAGTGGTCGTAGAAGAAACTACCCTACCACCTTCTGCCCAATCCGGCGCATCATGTTGAAAATAAAAGAGATCACCAAGCTGACAAGTAATGGCATCTATGTCGGCATCAAAAGCGATAAAACGAGTTATATACTTGTTGCAGCTGAGTCGGTACGCCCCTTCGCGGATCACCTGGGTTCTACGGGTACACCCGTATAGGGTAATACTGGCCTTGTTGTCCGGGTAGTCAGGATCATTGTACTCAGGGGCGTAAACAGATACTACCTGATGGGTATAGTCACGGTCTTGATCGGTATAGGTGATCTCAATGGCGTTGGCCCGATCTTCAAACGGCAGGTACGATAGCTTGAACGACCCCTGAATGATATTACCGATGGAAAACTTCTGTTCCGGCGTCCCCGGCATATCGGCACTAATGGAATAAATGGCTCCACGCCGTACGGGAACGGCTCGGCATGTCTGTAAAATGTCAGTAGCATGGTCCCAGGTAGATTTCACCGTGTCGATATAATAATCACAGATAAAGCGTTTTTCTTGAGCCCCACCGGGATCACCAATAGGATCAATATCGACAAGCTCATTACAGTAATCGGCAAGCTCCTTGTACCTGGCCCAATCCATGCGGAGATGATCTGTGCCACCGCTGTATGTTTTATTGATGAAGATATCGTAAGCGGCCCAAGCTGGGTTACTGGAATTGACCCATATCCACCCTTCCGCTTCTGCATCCCATACGCGAATATCACCCCTGGTTGCGACAACAGAGGGTCTTGGCTCAGACCCCTGGAGCTGATCTGTTGCCAAGGCGCTAATGGCATATTTAGCAATGCCTGGATAGGTCAGAGGCTCTTTGACAAACTCGGTAACAGCGGTCCAGGTACATTCCGTATGTCGTTTTGAGTGATCAACAGAGGCGACGGTTACACTAACCTTTACATCATACTCTCCAGCAGTAAGACCGTTGATATACATAGCTCTCTGATACGGTACTTCAGCACCACCCCAAAACGTCTTTGTTTCGTAAAGGATATAGGTGCCGCTGGAGGTCAATTTGTACCACGTTTTGACTTCACAGGGGGTATGGCGCGGCTTGCCGCTGGTGCGAATCTCATAGAGCCCTTTCTGCCAGACAAGATTTATCTGGACCCGCTCCACAGTATTGCCCAATGTCGTAAACTCCACGCCGGATGTCGTGAGCAGGCTACCGACAGAGCTGTAGGTGGGGAGTTCATCAAAACCAGAGATAACCGTGTCATCAACATCACCAAGTTGATCATTGATCAAGGTGACATTGCGATAGTTGGAAAGATCCTGGTCGTTGAGCCAAGCACTGCCTATACTGTCTATGGGACCGTTATCAGGATCACAGACACAGACACCCATCAACATATGAACAGTCTGATTCGATCCAGATGAGGAAACATATTTTGAGATTATCTGGCCTGAAATACGATGGGTACCATAGAGGATGGGGATTGGCCCCCCCTGATAAAGCATAGGCTGCAAAAGTCCCCAGCCGTAAGTTGCTGACTGTTCCCATGTCGATGTGTCAGGTTGTGATGGCGGCAATACTGCATTGATCAACATAGACCCGGCGATCATGATACCGGCAGCAGCCATCCCGCCCAAGAACGATAGACCACCAGCACCTACAGCCCATGCCCCCATTCCGGCCACCAGGCCAGGTACAACAACAGCCAAGGCAATCATAGCGACTATCCGCAGGGCATCATCCTCTGGCACAGGACAGCAGGCCACATAACTGTCGGCCTGGATTATGGCCGTATCACCAACAACACCGCCATCAATGGAAATGACCCACTGCATCTCATCAATATCTTCGAGGTACTGCTTCTTCATCTCAAGAACAGGCAGACCGACCAGAGGAATATCGATCTCTGTAAAAGTCCTGTCCGTTGGTCTAAACGGATTATTTATAGTAAGTAGATTAGCCTTCATATTTATAATAACCGATTATTTTATGCCGCCAACGCGGGTCTGTTATTCTTGACAGGATGACACCAACATCCCGCAGTGAATGGATAAATTTACCGTTACCGATATAGATCCCGCAGTGAGAGACAAACCTCGGATGCCTCTTTATCGCTACAATGCACGGCACTTCCGGTTTCACTATTTGCTGCCATTGTGTATTGTCGGCAGCAAATTCGGTCTGATACTTGTTACTCAACGCCTCTATATCCTCTAACGAGATGACAAGTTTACCGATATCAATACCATTACGCTGATAAACCTCTCTGGCGAGCCCCCAGCAGGTAAATTCAGAAAAATCAGCGCCTATCAAGTCGCTATACATAAATCCCCTCGCCGATACCTCTTCCGGGAAAACCGCCGACACGCGGAGTGTTGTTATCCGCCTGGCACTGCTCCAAGGTGCGGTTACACTCTCTCTCACCGCCGGTATAACCGCACTCGGCCCCCTTAAATTCTTTGTAGCGGCAGTGACCTTTCAGATACCGCTGCTTCGGGCATCGTTGGTTCATCGGGTTTTCAGCACCAAGAGTTATAGTTGCCCACATTAAATCTACGTCACAGTTCAAGACCGAATAATATTCCTCGAAAATAACATCACTGGCACTGGCGGTATAATTACTATGAACAAGCCTCAATGTGGCCGTGGCTCCGATAAAACCGGCATATTCCTCAAGTTTTGCCATCAGCAACCAGCCGACATTGGTTAATTGGATAGTAAAGGTCGGAAGTCCGCCGTGTCCCTCTTCGCGAACATCATCAATTTTCATCGGAAGAGAGGTATATGAATTACCATCCCAGGTCAAATCAGATGGATTAGTGTCGTGGACAATCCGAACAGTGGGCTTGCCTGGGAAATCAAGATCAATCATTAGCAACCAAGCACCTGTGGAAGCTATCTTATTCTTTTCGGCGATTATGTTGGTTGAAACACTAAGCATCAGACTTCCTCCACCCGGCAGGACATATACCAAAAAATACCTTTACGGATCAATTGTGGGCGCTCGACAAAACGGACATCGTGGGTGGTAAGGAAAATGGGGTGCGTCCAATCGAAATTGCCGGTGGTGCCGTAAAGATCGATAAAAGGGGCCAGTATGTTATGATCGGCGTTTGTCATCGCGACGTACTGAACGTCGTAGACTAATGGAACGCGGGTAAAGCGTTTACGGGTTATCTTGTAGCCCGCCTCTGCTGGAGTTCGGATATCGGCGGCATCGGCGGCATCGGAATACCCCCGGACTAACTGAGCCGATGGTTTAGCGGATATGGAGGGGAAGGTCGCCATTATCTACCCCCCATAGCCGTTGCTCGCCGTATAGGACCGTTATTCTTCATGTCCAGGAGCCAGACATCAACAATTAGGCCACGAAGGTCGAACTTGGTCCTGACATCTGCTGTTTTCTGCTCTCCCCCTGGAGGGTTATGGACATTGACTGTGACGTCGGGTGTGCCGCCAAGCTGGTGATTCGGGGTGATGACTCCAGAAACTCCAGGTGTAAAGTACTCTGGCCCTTCTGTCTTTCTGTTTTCATTAACAATATATGTCTGACCGGCATTAACAGGACCGCCTGATGCCCGGCCAGGAAGATTCCATATAGGTGTTGGCGTTGTACCAAACCCTGCCGGGGTAGAAGGTAATGTTGGCATCCCTCCAAATAACGAAGCTCCGAAAGAAAGTGCAGTTTCAAAACCATCGGCTAAACTCGCTGTTATCTTTTTAGCTTGGATTCTAGCTAAATCGTTAAGAATACTATCAACCAAACTACGGATAGATACTTTACCCGTTTTCATAAATTCTACGACAGCATCTTCCATTTCAGAAAAAGCACCAGTAAATACCTCTCTCATTTGAGTGCCGCGATCTTGAACCATTTCCGTATAATCAGCTAAGGAATTAGCCCAAGCTCCTATTGCAGTTTGATCATACAATTTCTTGTTTTGCTCGTCAATAGCATTATTAGTAGCCTGAATACCGATTAACTGTTGTTCATACCTAGCTTGTTCAGCATCAGTTAATTGCAGATTTAATGACAAAGCATCTCCTTGCAAACTTAACCGCTTTCTTAAAAGATTAATACGGGTAGTGGTAGCTTCACCGGAAGTTAGTTTAAACAATTTTTCATTAACCGTTACCATTTTAAGTTTATTATCAATCTCAGACGTAGCTAATCTATCTTGTAACTCACGTTGCTTTATTAAAAGAGAATTAGCTTCACCTGCATTTTTTACTGTCAATACTAATAGAGCATCTTTACTCTTAATTAATGCTTTATTCGCATTATTTACTTTAAGGGTAAGTTTAGCTTCTTCTAAAAGTCTATTTGGAATATCTTTTGCCAAACTAGCTTCAGCTTGTATGGCTTCGTTTAAGATTGTTTGTTTACTGACAATATCTCTTTTAGCAGCAGCTATTGCTATTTCATGTTTTTTATCAAGATATTCTTTATCATTAATCCTCATAGCTTGATATTTAGTTTCATTTGCAGCTAATTCTAAGTTTGCCACGCCTTCAGCATAAGCAAGTTTTATTTCGTTCTCAGATTTACGAATTTCAATTAATTTATTTTTAAGTCGTTCAGCAGCTCGTATAGTTTTTTCGTCAATTTTAGTAGCCAGTTTGATACCTTTAGGAACAGCAACACCTTCTGGCATCGTTTCACCGTGTGCTGCCCACATTGACGGCGCGGTGGAATGCGATTGAGCAAGAGCATCAGAAACGCCCGTAATTTCCGGTCTAAGACCTCGCAGTGAATTGGCTATATTTTTGACATTAGCTACGAACCCCTTAGCAGTATCTAACATTCCCCCAAAACT